GAAGTCTCTGCGCCATTTTTACCGCGCTGACGAATTACTGGTTTAAGCGAAAAACCTGGCGCTATCTCAAATCGTTAGGCCTCGATAAGAAGAGCATTCGTGAACTCAATCATTAAGCGTTGCAGCATCGCCAGCGTGCTTGCGCTGGCGGTGCTCATGCCGGACTTTCGGCTACTGAAAACCTCGCCCGAAGGGCTGGCGCTGATCGCCGATCTCGAAGGGTGTCGTCTGTCGCCCTACCGGTGTAGCGCGGGCGTATGGACGTCAGGCATTGGCCACACGGCCGGTGTCGTGCCGACGAGAGACATTACCGAACGTGACGCGGCGGCGAACCTGATTGCCGACGTCATGAAGGTTGAGAAACGGCTTGCCGCCTGCGCACCGGTGGAGATGCCGCCCCGTGTCTATGATGCGCTGGTCAGTTTTGCCTTTAACGTGGGAACCGGCGCCGCCTGCCGTTCGACGCTGGTGTCGTTGATAAATCGCAAGCATTGGCCGCAGGCGTGCGGTGAGCTGACCCGCTGGGTGTACGTCAACGGGAACAAAAACGCTGGGCTTGAAAACCGTCGCGCCCGTGAAAAGGCCTGGTGTCTGAAGGAGGGCCGATGAGAACGCTTCTTCTGATGCTGGCCGCGCTGGTGGCCATGACCCTGTGGTATCGACATGACAATCAGAACCTGTCCCGCTCCCTGACCAAAACCAACCAGATCGTCCGCGAACAAAAAAGCGCGATCAACACGCTGAACCAACAGCTTAGCGTCTCGCAGCGGCTGGCCAGAGAAAATGAAAACGCGCAGGTCAGGCTCCGCGATGAGCTTGCCGCTGCCGGAGAAACGTTGGCCAGACGCGAAGTGGCCATTGGGAAGTTGATAAATGAAAATGAAGAGTTACGCCGCTGGTATACCGCTCAGCTGCCTGATGCTGTCCGCAGGCTGCACGTCCGCGCCGCCTGCGCCTCCGCCGCACATTGTTTACCACGCTTGCCCGAAGGTGAGCCTCTGCCCGATGCCGGCAAGCGAGCCCGCCACTAACGGCGATCTGAGTGCCGATATTCGCAGGCTTGAGCATGCCCTTACTGCCTGCGCGTTGCAGGTTGAAACCATTAAAGACTGTCAGGATACACGCGATGCACAAACTCAAGAGCCTGCGTCAGGCCTTAATTGACGCTGTTCCACAACTGCGCGCAAACCCGGAGCGCCTGGCGATGTCCTTCGGGAGCGGGAATATCGATGCACGCCTGGCGTCCTCGCTCTCGTTTGAAAAGAAATATGAACTGAAGGCGAAAGTCAGCGGTTTTTCCGGCGACAGCGAGGGCATTTTTGTTCCGGTGCTGGACTGGCTTCGGGAAAACCAGCCGGACATGTTTACCCTCGAACAGGGGCAAAAAAATGGCTTTCTCTTTCAGGTCGCCTTAAATGAGGATGAAACGGCAGAGATCGGCTTTAGCCTGCAGCTGACCGAGCGCATTCTGGTTTCCCAGGAGGAGGGGACCTTGCTCGCCACCTATTCCCCGGAGCCGCCGCTGCCGGAACCCGTCACGCGCCCGATGGAGCTGTACATCAACGGTGAGCTGGTGAGCCGCTGGGAGGTGTGACTGCGCTGATGGCCAGCCCGCAGCCCTGTTGGCTGGCCAGTCGGCAATACTGCTTGTTGTTTCATCCCGCATCAAACCCCGTCTCGTTGCTGCCGAACGCCCTGCGCGGCATTCTCTTCTTATGAATACATTAACCTCCATACACGGCATCGCTCGCGCGATCCGCAATCTTATTCGTGTCGGTGTTGTGACCGATGTCGACCTCAAAAGAGGGCTCTGTCGCGTTCAGTCCGGTGGGATGAACACCACCTGGCTGAACTGGATGACCTGCCGCGCTGGCCGTTCGCGCGTGTGGTGGGCACCGTCCGAGGGCGAACAGGTACTGCTGCTGGCCATCGGCGGAGAGCTGGATACCGCCTTTGTGTTGCCGGGCATTTTCTCTGACGAGCATCCGGCACCGTCGACGTCACCCGATGCGCTTCACGTTAGCTTTCCCGACGGGGCGGTTATCGAGTACGAGCCCGGGAGCGGGGCGCTGACGGTAACCGGCATCAAAACGGCAGCCATCACCGCATCGGAATCACTGAGCGCGACCGTACCGGTGGTGCTCGTGAAATCCGCGACCCGCATCACGCTTGATACACCCGAAGTAGTGTGTACCAACAAGTTAATTACCGCCTCGCTTGAGGTGCAAAAGGGCGGGGTGATGGCAGGAAATATCCAACACTCTGGCGGTCAATTCACCTCCAATGGGGTACAGGTGGACAACCATGCCCACGGCAGTGTGCAAAGCGGCGGAAGCTGGACTAAGGGGACACAATGACGGTGCGCTACACGGGAATGAACAGTCAAACCGGGCTCAGCATTTCAGAAGCTGAACATATCAGGCAAAGCGTGCGCGACATTCTGGTTACGCCCGTTGGCTCGCGGGTCATGCGTCGTGAGTACGGCTCCTTGCTGGCGGCGATGATCGACCGGCCCCAGAGTCCGGCGCTGCGCCTGCAAATTATGGCCGCCTGTTACTCCGCGATCCAGAAGTGGGAACCGCGGATGACCCTGACGGCAATCGCGTTCGAACGCTCGGAGAATGACGGGACGTTGTATGTCGATATCACCGGCACGCGACCAACGTCCGATCGCTCCTTTTCTATCACCATTTCACTGAGTTAAACCCTATGGCTATTGTTGATCTGAGCCAGCTCGCCGCGCCTGATGTCGTGGAGGAGGTGGATTATGAGACGCTGCTGGCAGAACGTAAGGCCACCTTTGTCTCGCTCTATCCTGAGGCGGAGCAAGAGGCGATCGCACGCACGCTGACCTTAGAGTCAGAGCCGATCGTGAAGCTGCTGCAGGAAAACGCGTATCGGGAAGTTATCTGGCGCCAGCGCGTAAATGAGGCCGCGCGTGCGGTCATGCTGGCCTACGCCGCGGGCAGCGATCTCGACCAGATTGGGGCAAACGCTAATCTTCAGCGTCTGGTGATTACGCCCGCCGACGACACCACGTTCCCGCCCACGCCAGCGGTCATGGAATCCGATACCGACTTTCGTCTGCGGATCCAGCAGGCGCCGGAAGGGCTAAGCGTGGCCGGTTCGACGGGCGCTTATCAGTTCCATGGCCGCAGCGCGGATGGGCGGGTGGCGGACATTTCCGTGATTAGCCCCCAGCCTGCGAACGTTACGGTTTCCGTGCTCTCCCGGGAGAATAGCGGCGTGGCGTCCGAAGCGCTGCTCACCGCCGTTCGCAATGCACTGAACGATGAGAACGTCAGGCCCGTCGCCGATCGCGTTACCGTCCAGTCAGCCAACATTGTCGACTACAGCATTGTGGCCTCGCTGTTCTTATTCCCTGGCCCTGAAAGTGAACCCGTGCTCAACGCGGCCAGAGCCCGGCTGCAGGCCTATATCACGGCGCAGCACCGGCTGGGGCGCGATATCCGCAAGTCTGCTATTTACGCTGCACTTCATGTGGAAGGGGTGCAGCGCGTGGAGCTGACGGCGCCGGCAGCCGATATCGTGCTCGATGAGACGCAGGCCTCATGGTGCAGCCAGTACAGCGTAACCGTAGGGGGGAACGATGAGTGATACCCGTCTTCTGCCGGTTGGTTCGTCGCCTCTTGAGGTGGCTGCCGCGCGCGCCTGCGCGGAGATCGAAAAAACGCCGGTGCCGCTGCGCCATCTCTGGAGCGCAGATACCTGCCCGGCAAACTTGCTGCCGTGGCTGGCCTGGGCGTTCTCGGTCGACCGCTGGGATGAGAACTGGCCGGAGGCCACCAAGCGTGACGTGATCCGCGCGGCGTGGTTTATCCATGCCCACAAGGGAACGATAGGCGCCGTGCGTCGCGTAGTGGAGCCGCTGGGTTATCTGATTAACGTCACCGAGTGGTGGCAAACCAACGATCCGCCCGGCACCTTCCGCCTTGATATCGGCGTGTTAGACACGGGCATCACCGAGGAAATGTATTACGAGATGGAGAGGCTTATTGCTGATGCAAAGCCTGCCAGCCGTCACCTTATCGGCCTGAATATCATCCAGGACATCCCGGGTTATCTCTATACCGGCGCCCTGAGCTATGACGGCGACATCATCACGGTT